TTCTCAACAAGCAGATGTTTATTCAGATCAAACCCATTCTTGAGCGTATCGATAACATTCGCGTTCTTGAGTCCGGTTTGTACTCAGATAAGCTGGAGCTGGCAGGAACGCCGGACTGTATCGCCGACTACATCACCAAGGAACGCGGACCTGAGTTGTCTGTTATTGACTTTAAGACTTCTACGCGCATGAAGAAGGAAGAGTCGATTCCTGCTTACTTCATGCAGGGAGCAGCGTATGGTGTTATGTTTCATGAGCATACTGGACAGCTTCCGAAGAACGTTGTGATCATGATGGCTGTAGAAACCTCTTCTTATGGTCTGACGTTCGTAAAGCCCATGAAAGACTGCATCGTAATGCTGGTGAATTTCATGAAAGCTCAGGGTCATTATGGGTGTTTCAGAGATTGACTTTCTGAACATTATCGGCTATAATTGATTCACTGTAACGCGAGGGATATACTATGAAGTCTTCTGTTACCAACGCTATCGTTATGTTCGGAGACATATTTGAACTTGTTTTGGATATCGCATGGAAAGTCTCTCTGATTGTTCTTTCCATTCATATAATTCGATTGGAAAATATGTACTAAATAAATAAATATCTTTCTATAGGAAGAGAATACATGATCGAGCAACTGTTGGTTCTATTCGTCTTTCTGACTGCCATTGGCTTTGCAATCAGGCACTATAACAAAATGCCGATTGAACAGGCAAGGAACGAGAAAGGGCAGTTCATTCCTGACGACCCGAAGACGCCTGAAGTGAATGAGGCATGGGTTGGCGGAAAAGCTCCGAAGGCAGGAGCAAAAAAGAAGAAGGTATCTAAGGAAGTTTAAGAGAATTCGTTGATGTAGTGTGAGAGGTCTTTGGACGGCGGTTCAGAACTTCATTTTTTATAAATAGTATTAGGCGGTAAAAGGATGCGGGAACATCCTCCTACCTAAACGCAACGCAACTGATTAGGAGAAGCGTTATGTCTAATACTATTTATTTGTACCTTAAAACGCACGAGAGAACTGGATTGCGATATTTTGGGATGACAAAGCAAGATCCCCATAAGTATATGGGGTCTGGTAAGAGATGGAGAAATCACCTATCTAAACATGGAAATAATGTTACGACAGAGATTATATTCGAAAGTGAAGATAAAGGTGAAATTGTAGATGCTGGTATTTTCTATTCTAAATTGTGGGATATTGTTGATGATGATAAATTCGCTAACTTGAAGATTGAAGAAGGTGATGGTGGATTCGATCATATCAACGACGGTAGTAAAAAACATAGAGAAAGATGTAGAAGAGCAAGTAAATTAGTAAAAAATAGAAAACATGGAAGACCTTTTACTTCAGAAACCGCAAGTAAAACGTTCTTGGGTAAAAAACACACCGAAGAAACCAAGAAAAAAATTTCTGACGCAAATAAGTTGAATCAGATTGGTAGTAAAAATTCGAATTATGGTAGCAAATGGTGCGTAAAAGAAACTGCGGAGAATTGTGAAGAAAGAAAATCATTCAGACCAGACCAAATACCAGAAGGCTGGATTACTTGTGAAGAATACAAGGATAGGAGAAAAGCGAAAACGAAGACGTATGGGTATAGTTGGTACAATGATGGAAAAAAGAATTATTATCTGAAACCAGACGATTCTAAGATAGAAAAATTGGGTTTGGAGAAAAGAAGAATTCTGTGAAGTTTGAACGACGATGGGCAAGAAGCGGCTGCGACGCCGCCACCTCCACCATAAACGCATTGGGCTCGCCATGAGGTAAGATGGATGCCTAAGGGATCATGGACAACCATATTCTACTCCAGTGTGTTTATGATGGGGGTGAATTAGTATCGATTGACGTTGAAGTTCGAATGGAGAATCGGCAATGCGAAAGCCGTAGGACTGGGATCTCCCGGTCGAAGAAGCATTAAAGTCAAAGGCAAACGATGACTTCTACTATGATTTAGCCCTCGCGGCTTGATCGGAGTTTTGGTGGTTGGACTTGGCAACAGAATCAACCGCCTCTTATTTTTTAGGAGAACATAATGGCACTTGTACACAAACATCTAATCATTCGCGCAGATGTAGACAACGCGCCGAGAGAAAAAGCCTGGGCTGAACAATGGCTCAAGAATCTTGTGGAAAAAATCGGCATGAAGGTTTGTGCTGGTCCAATATCAGAATATGTTGATATGCCAGGCAATCGTGGGCTGACTGCAGTTGTCATCATTGAGACTTCTCATATTGCTATTCATTGCTGGGACGAACAAAGCCCCAATCTTATTCAGTTCGATGTATATTCTTGCGGAGAACTGAATCCAAACCTCATCCTAGAAGAACTCCAGCAGTTTGGCGTTCAAAAGGTTGAGTACAAATTCCTTGACCGTGAGCACGGTCTGGTGGAGTTAATCTAAGTCTAGTTTCAAAAGCCAACAAAGGGGAACGATAATGACAAAATCATTATTGATCGAATTTGCCATGCTCTGCGTTTTGACAGTGGTGTTCATCGGCATTCCAGCCTATAAATCTCACCAGCAGTTAGCGAAGATTCATGAACTAGAAGTTCGACTTCAACAAGAAAGAGAAGCCAAACGGCAAAAAGAAATTGAGGCGTATCGTCTTCGCGATCAACTGGCTCATTCTGAACGTCAACGAAAGATATCCTGCCTCGCGACGAATGTTTATCATGAAGCGCGAGGCGAACCGGAACGCGGAATGGAAGCTGTGGCACAGGTTACATTAAACCGTGCCGCCAACGAAAGGTTTCCAGATGACATTTGCGATGTTGTGTTTCAGAAAAAACATGATGGAGGCTGTCAGTTTTCTTGGTATTGCGATGGGCGGTCTGACTCAATTCAAGACAAAAAGTCATGGGAAAAAGCTGTGCAAATTGCTGACAGAGCGTTGAGGGGAAATACTACCGATGCTATTGCCGGGAACGTCATCTACTATCACTCGAACAGAGTTCGTCCGTACTGGTCATACAAGAAACGTCTTGTTGCAGTGATAGGTCGCCACAGATTCTATACCGATCCTTCATAAGGAGTTACATAATGGCAATGCAAAAAGTTGATATTGGTAGGATTACTGAAGAAGAGAAGAGTGCGTTTACTGACAAGATCGAAGACCTTGTTTGGAAGCACGATATTTCCTATCTTGAAGCTGTGACGCAGTACTGTGAGGAAAGTGGATCGGAGATAGAAGTGATTGCTCTTCTTGTCGGCGATCAGCTCAAGAGCAAAATCGAACACGAAGCCGTTGAGCTTCGCTACCTTCCGAGGAACTCTCGTCTGCCAATATGAATGGTTATGAGGCATACCAAACCTATCTTTCGGTGAAGTTGCATTTCGATTCTGATTATGACTTCTTCAAGTATCATGGCAAATCGAGATCATCTGAACAATCGTTCAATCTACGCAAAGACAAGTACAGCTATCACAAGCTGTCGAGAATGTACAACGATCAAGAGTTCGTGAGCTTTCTTGCTGTTATGTTTTGTCACGATGACCGAGTGTTCGTTCGAGACCTGTTTGGTCCGACGCCGGAGACAAGGTTCAAAGAAGATTCGCAGTGGAAAAAAGAATGGAAGAAGAACTTACAGGCTGATCTGCAGACAATGGGAACGTTCTCTGAGGCAATCAAACGCAAGGATGAATTTTCCTATCCGCCTCTATTAACACTTGCCTTTCAGAACGAGATCAATTATAATACTATGGCGTTGTTGGAGGAACACGCGAAGATATTGACAGCATGGAACAAATTTCTTCAAGGAGATTTCATATGGGACAGCTACTACAAAAGGATGTGCAACTATGTTCCGTTTGTTTTCCATGGCTTCAATGCGATCGATTCAGTTGCGTCCAAACTGTTTCTGATCGACACTTTGAAACAACAATAAATACTTTTACATTATGAGCAACGTGGACACAATCATACACTACTATACTGGAGATACATATGAACCTTTCTGCACTTAAAAAGCAATCCTCGATCGGTAAACTCACCAAAGCTCTTGACTCTCTTTCGGGTTCGACTTCCGGAAAGAAAGATGAGCGATTCTGGAAGCCTGAAGTAGACAAAGCTGGCAATGGCTATGCGGTCATTCGTTTCCTCGACACGCCTGCTGTCGATGGCGAAGATGGTATGCCTTGGGTACAAGTCTTCTCGCATGCCTTTCAGGGTTCTGGTGGCTGGCTTATCGACAACTGCCTCACCTCTCTTGGTCAAACCTGCCCCGTCTGCGAAGTGAACTCCAAGCACTGGAATTCTGGCATTGACGCGAACAAGGATATTGCTCGCAAACAGAAGCGCAAGCTGAAGTACATCGCCAACATTCTGGTCATCAAGGATCCCGCTGCGCCGTCTAACGAAGGTAAGGTGTTTCTGTTCGAGTTCGGCAAGAAGATCTTTGACAAGATCAACGAACAGATCAAGCCGCAGTTCGAGGATGAGAAAGCAATCAACCCTTTCAACTTCTGGGAAGGTGCGAACTTCAAGCTCAAGATCCGTCAGGTCGAAGGCTATCGCAACTATGACAAGTCGGAGTTCGACGGGCAACAGCCGCTGTCCCAGGATGACGATGAGATCGAGAAGGTTTGGAAGGCAGAGCATTCCCTCAAGGAATTCCTGAATCCCAAGAACTTCAAGAGCTATGATGAACTGAGAAGTCGACTCGACAAAGCGCTTGGCGCTTCCACTTCGGTTGTGAAGAAGATCAAGCCTGTCGATGAGGAGATCGACAATGAAGAAGGCAATCGCGCCTCTTCGGCAGACACTCCTCCGTGGTCAACTTCTGATGATGACGACACGTTGTCGTATTTCCGAACCTTAGCAGAAGAATAAGGAGGGGAGGGGCAGAAATGCCCCTCTTTTTTACAACATGAAGTTGCCAGGATGAGTCACAGGGTGATCGAATATTGATGCTCTGTATGTCGCCAATGCTGGTTCTGTGTGCCTCAGAGAAACATAGACTCCAGGATTTGATTGTTGTTGAACTACTGGAGGAGCCGGAGGTGCCGGTTTATTAATCACAATAGGCTGCATCACTTGAACTCCTCCGTTCTGAGAGACCTGAGCTGAAGTCCTATCCAACTGATATCCTGTTGAATTTGGCTCCATGGATTCCATCGATGCGTTTGGCATCAAAGACTTTAGTTGACTCTCTTGCTCCTGCGGAACTGCATTTTGTGGCGCAGGTGGCGATGGAGTCGCAGGCTCTGCTACAGATTGTTTTGTTTTTGGTTGGGTTGCTGGTGGAGTTTGAGTTGGAGACTCAGCTCCAGTTGACGTCGTTGCCTCAGATTTTTCTTCTATTTTTTCTCCAACTTGTTCAACATTTCCAAGCTGCCTATCGATTTCATCAGTAACCAATTTTAACGCTTCTTCTGGAGGCACTCCTAATTCTTTTGAAATATCTCTGGCTATAATTCCAGCATCAATCGCCAAACCTGCAGCAGTTCCTGGTCCTGGTACTAAACTTGTCAATCCACTTGCAACTTCAAGCCCAGCTCCCGTAACGTCTCCTTCAGTCAGAAGCCTCCATGCACCAAACCCAAGCCCAAATGCTGCACCAATAAATGGAACTTTCTTTGCCAGCAATTTGGCAACCCCACCCACTACTGCTTTTTCAACAGCTTCTTTAGAAGCTCCTTTTGCAGCAGATTTTGCTGTAGCTTCCGCAGCCTTTTTTGCTGCATCTTCTACAGCTTCTTTTCCAACAGTTTCAGCAGCTTCTCCAGCTAATTTGGTTCCTGCCTTTTCAGCAGCTTCTTTTCCGACAGCCTCGGCAGCTTCTCCAGCTAATTTGGTTCCTGCCTTTTCAGCAGCTTCTTTTCCGACAGCCTCGGCAGTTTCTTTACCAGCGACTTCTGCAGCTTCCCCTACTGCTTTCTTTCCTGCCGCTTCAGCTGCTTCTTGTGCTGCTTTTTTAGCAGCTGCTTCTGCTGCTTCTGCTCCAACCTTTTTTCCTGCTCCTTTGAATATGACATTCTTTAGAGCAGAGGCAAGTTTGGCTATCATTTTTCCACCAAATTTTCCACCAAATAGACCACCAAACATTCCACCCAGACCGCCACCACCTTGCTGCTTTTCCAACAATTCCTTGATGTCTTTCAGCTCTTCAATTATTTTTTCATATCTTGCTGCGTTCGGATCTTCTTCTTCTTTGGCTGCAATATCAATCTTCGATGCTTCCGCCAAATCGGCTTTTTCTTCAGAGAATTCATCGGTCGGAGGTTCTTCGTCTCGCATTCTTGCTATCTTTAGAGAAGCCGCATTAACCTCTTCTTTGCTTGCTAATCTAGCCTTTCTTCCCTTTGCGCTCAATGCAGAATATTGCCTACCAGCCGGACCTAATGGATCGAATCTAATTGTAGTTGGTTCTTCCCCTTCAACTTTTGATTTAACTGCTACGTCTTTCGGAGAAACTCGGTTTTGTATAAATTTAACAACAGAAAATATTTCTTTGGTATTCGCAGAAAGAGATTTGATCTCTTCGCTCATTTTCTCCATAGATTCTTTTACTTCCAACAAAGAACTCGATGTGGCTTCTGAGTTCCTTTCATAAGAATCTTTGTCTCCGAGAGGATTTTCCTTCGCTATGGTTTCTGCAGCAGTATCTTGTTTATGTTCTTCATCTTCTTCGTCCAAACTTTGCATGAATGCTTTTTTTTGTTTTAAATCCCTTTTCTGATTCAGCATTCCTCCAATACCGCTGCCGAAGACAGCAACAGTTAATCTTTTCTTTGCATTATGCCTGAAA